AACCGGGATAAGCGTGTTCTCTACGCCCTCAGCCATCATGCGCTGGATACCCTGTGCACTGGCATCATAGACGCCCACGGCCTTAACGCATTTAACCAGCGCGTTAATCCGGGCGGTCATATCATCAAGCTCTTTCGCCTGATCCTGATATTGAATGTAATCAGGCGTCGGTATCAGGCCATCATTAGCAATCGTGGCGTAAAGGGGTTTAGGACAAGGGAAAAAGCCTTTAAGCTTCAGCGGGTCTTCGCGTTCATCCAGCGGGTCTTTGTAGTCCTTGTTAATCCAGTATGCTTTCTTGCTGGTCTTGTCCCATATTTCATAAACAGAAGCGCGTTTCTGGTCTTCTGGTAACTTATCCTCTTTCTTGCCACTATCCATCGGAACGGCTTTGCCAATTTCCTCGCCAAAGCGTTCAATCAACTCCCTGCGGCTCATAAGCACCTTGCGCCATACCGCCCGGACTTCCTGCCATGTTCTGGCATATGTATGTCCAAAGTCGCACCAGTGAACATAATCAGCGACCACGTCCTCTGAATATAGCTCCTGTTCAGCCTCTTCGCCTATTTGCTGGTCATCAGTCGCTTGTGATCCTTCGCCCCTGACCTCAATACTGCCCTGTACGTCAGCATCCTTGAAATTAGGCACATACCTGACCCAGCCTGTCCCACGCCCCGGCAATAGCCTGTCAAGCACAGATTGTTTCATAATGTCATCGAAATTATCAGCATCGACATAGTACGATACGCAACGCTCGAGTATCTGGGATGCAACAGTACCCAGCTTATCATCATCCTGAAAACGTCTATCAATATTCGGTACGGGGGGCTTGTTATAAGCGGCAGGGGCTAATGTCTGTACGTTTGACCAGAGAATATTAAATTGTGATCTACCCTGTTCAGCGTCGCTGCGCTCATCCTTATAACGCTTAATGATCTTTTTAGAGCGCTTTTCCCATGTTGAAAATTCTTTTTCATACCAGTCAATCTGACTGCACCAGAAGGCAACGGTATTAGACTTTTCTTGTTCGATCATATCCGGTCATAACCCCTTTGCACTGGTAAGTCTGGAAAAAACACTTCTTTTGCGGTTAAATCTTCCAAAAAGCGCGGTTTTTTTCTTTCCTCAGCCATAATATCAGATTTCCAGACTTGCGCAATAATCTCGAATGCGTCGGCCCCATGACTATATCCGTTATGATCGGGCTTGTCTGACCATTTCGCCCGGTCTTCGTCATAAATAAACGCATACTTGCGTAATGCGCGTAGTCCATCCTTGCATCGGACGGGATCGGCCCAGCATTTATCAAGCGTCGTCCTTGCGGCCTGTATCTGGTTTTGTTGACTGGTTGCCGCGACAACATTCATCATTACGCCTAGTTCATGACCCTGCTGGATGATAGACCGTCCCCCGGCCTGCAATAGTTTGTTTGCCGCGTCATGAGGGACAAAGTGCTTTGCATATTTGTATTTCTGGCGGTGTTCTGCTTCCGGTATAGTGTTGCCATGCGTCCATTTGACGATCTTGCCGTGATTGCCGTATTGCTCGACGATAATCTCGCGCCCGAATAGTTGCTCGATATAGTGCTGTATATCCTCACGATTGTTTTCGTAATAATCAATCAGGCGTATCTCTAACCCTGCAATCTGAAACCACCATATCGCCGTATCGTCTGAATAGCCTAGATCCCATGCGGTATATATAGGTAATTCAGGATCATATATGCCTTCAACCATCCGGCCCGCGTTAGTCATGGCATTGATCCACTTGCCATAGACCGCACCCTCTGCGTTGCTGTTGAAATTGCCTTCCCATATCCAGTCATACGCGCCGGGATTGTTCTTCTTGTCCCTTAACCTGACCTTGTTCAAGCTCTCTGGAAAAAATGGATTGTCGTACCAATTTACCTTTGCAACCCGAAAGCTCTGATCAGCATCAGTGACAAACATTTTATGGATAGGATCGTCTTCATCATCCGGATTCCATGAGGCCCATAGTTCACAGTCGGGGAAGTCCCTCATAACGGTAGGAATTAGATAGGTTAGTGATGATTGACTAACTTTCTGGGCTTCTTCTAACCACGTCCTGCGAACCCCATGAAGGCCCTTCACTTCAGCGATATTTGTACGTAGTCCGTAAAATAGAAACTCGTTACCGTTCTTGCAGCGTATATATTCCTTGCCGATATCGAATGCGCCTTCTACGCCCAGCGCCTTTATCTGGCTTTCAATAACGCTAAATACACTGTCTTTTAGAGATTTTTGTAATTCACGGCCACAGAGAAACCGCCACGGCCTGTCGGATAATCGCATAATGTCGATAATCGCCATGTTTGCGAAGGCAATCGTCTTTGCGGCACCCCTTCCACCATATGCCCCTCGATAGTCAGCCGGGCATGAGAATATCTGCGCTATCTTGTCTGGTATCTTAACGTCAATCTGTTTTGGCATCAGCCTTCACATGACAAATATTGATATTAAACCCGGCATCAGCAGGCTTGCCGTCTTTGTCGAGGTTTTGCAGCTCTGTCCGGGCAAGCTTTGGAACGTGGTATTCCAAAAGGTCTTTTACGGCATTAAACGCTTTCTCAGGGCTTTCTAGTGCGATCTGGTCTAGCCATCCCTGCAATCTATCAGCGTTGCCGTCAACGAAACGAGCTATAGCTTCGCGAGCTTCTGTCGTTGCCTTATTGGGTTTGCCCTTTGGCCGACCTGCCCCGGGCTGTTTACCGCCTTTAGCCATTTAAATGATTTCCATAGATATTTTTTCTATTTTCATACTGCATAGTACAATAATTCTAACGTTGTCGCAATAGTCTTGTTGCGTTTATCTGTTTCCATATGTGATCCTCGTATTTCGATTTTAAAGGGGGCGCTATGCGATTATCAAAACCCGGTATGTTTTATCGTTCTATATTCAATTCGTGCGTACCAGCGTTTAAATTTACCGGGCAGAAACCGATTTCTTTCATGCGCCTTTCCCGGTGTCGTTTTTTGGCTGCTGCGTTTTGTTTTTCTCTCCGGGCATCGGATGCAAGGTGCATGATGCTGGTATGGTCCCGGTCCATCAGTCTGCCGATTGCCGGGTATGACCATTTTTTGGGGTCGTGTTGCCGTAACAGTCGGACTATGTCTTTCCTGCATTCGACAAGTTGCCATTCACGGCGTTGAGATTTTACTTGAACCCATGAAACGCCGTAGTTCTTCAGGATTTTGTTGATTTCGCGTTTCAGGTTCATCATTGCATTCCCTTCGGTTTCTTGATCCAGTTCTTTCCGTTCATGGTGACCATGTTCACCGATGCATACCCTTCTGGGGCGAGTACCCATTCCCATGATTTTCCATCCGTGGTTTCTGACTTCAGCTTTTCAACCCATTCGGATTTAAACCCCTGCCACCCCCTCATGCAGATTTCTCTCAGGGCCGCGTCCATCGACCATCCGGCTTTGACGGCTTCCCGGCGTATGCCTTCCAGCGCGGTTTCTGTGGCCTTGGCCTTTTTTGCCCTCCGGTGAGAAATAAAATCATCCCATACCTGATCGGAAACGTCATCCGGTTTTAATACACCGCTCCGCCGAGCGGGTTTATATTCTGTCTCTGTCTCTGTCTCTGTCTCTGTCTCTGAGTGACAATTCCGTAACGGTTCCGTAACGGTTCCGTAACTTGTTGTTTTATCATTAAAAAGATCGTTATTTTCCGTTTCTGCTCTTTCGATAAAACCGTGACGAATTATTTCATCAATCGCTATTTTTACGGCTTTGGGATCAGTCCGTAACCTGAATGCAATTTCCTCGTAACCAATCCGTAACATTCCTGATACGGGATTTTCATCCTCGGCGGCGAGAAGCCAGAGCATGGGTAATAAAGCCCTTGCCTCGACTGACATTTTCTGAAATTGGAAATTATCTAAAAGGCTTTTATGCAGCCTTATCCACGGCGGATTGCGGTCTTTATACGATTGAAATGATGACCAGTCTTTGATCTTAAACATAAAATCTCCCACAAAAATCCCCAGTAAAGAAGGGTGCGAGGGCAACCACGGGGATTTGGCTGTCTATCGGGGATCAATCCGATATAAGCCCTCACGGTTAGTATATATCAGGTTTTTAAACGGTTAAACAGCCTTACTGAGAAGATCATCCCCTCGTTGTTTTACATGCTCAAGGTTTTTTACGGCCTGCCGGAAGTAACTGGCCTTCAGTTCAATGCCAATACCCTTACGTCCCATTTCAACCGCGCCGAAAACCTCGCTTCCAATACCCATAAACGGGGTAAAGACTATATCGCCCGGATTGCTCCAAAGGTGAATGCAGCGCTCAATAACGTCCAGCTGCAACGGGCTGATATGTTGCTCGTCTTTTTCGTCTCTTGCGCTGCGGTATTGAAGCGTCCGGCTTTGGTTAATATCCGTCCATACTGGTGAAGCATAACGTTGCCAAACCTCGATTGAATACCAGCGTTTGGCGTCCTCGATTGATTGGCGCTTCAGTCTGCTTTCCACCGGCTCAGGTGCGTTTCCTTCCCCGATATAATATTCCAGCTTACCTTGTACTGGTTCTTCGTTCTTTCCCGGTTTGCGGAAAATAACTATATAATCCGCTAATCCTTGACCGCTAATCGTGCTGTCTTTTTCCATCTGCTTATGAAGCAGGCGGATTGACTTTGTGCGCTGCTGGGCAACAACGGGATCTTTCCAGATACATACTTCGGAATGGAATATCCATCCACGATCTATAAAGTTACGAATAACCTCTCCCCTAAAGTCACGCATACCGATAAAACCATCCCGCGTGATACTGGTAGGAAGCTGCATACAATGAACCGCTGCCAATCGTCCGGGCTTTGTCATGCGAAACAAATCGGAAATAATAAACCCGTAATGGTCATAGAATTGTTGGCCCTCTGAATTGCTTACGTCACGGTCTGAATTGCTAAACTTATAAAGACCCTCAAACGGCGGGGAATGGATAGAAAACCCAATGCTATTGTCGGGAATTGCAGGCATAAGCTCGCAACTGTCCCCTTCATAAATCGCGTATTGATTGGTGACTACTTGATTGACTGCTTTTAAATCCATGATGGTATCTCCACTTTCTGCGTTGGTATGTAAGTTAATGTATCTCGGGCCGCGCCTCTGATATTTACTGCGTTTAAATCCGCCATATGTTTGACCATCTGGCGCATCATATGTTCACATTGCATCTCTTTGCGCTTGATATTGGCAACGACTGCGCCCTCAAGCTCTGAAGCAATGAAATGTGCATAGACTTCTTTTGTCTGGCCGAAACGCCAGAAACGGCGTATAGCCTGAAACACTTGCTCAAAACTGTCATTCAATCCGACAAAGCAAGTATTGTTACAGTGCTGCCAGTTCATTCCGAATCCGGTTAATGATGGCTTGCTGATAAGAACCCGGATATTTCCGTTTGCGAATTGTTCAAGAATATCCTCTTTCTTGTCTTCGTGCATAGACCCGACAATCTCAACAGCGCCGGGGATTTTATTGGCCAGCATTGCACTTTCGTCATTTAGATTGCACCATACAACCCAAGCGTCATATGGCTTTTCTGCTACGATTTCAGCAGCTTTATTAACCCTATCCTCGATAGTCGCACGTCTTGCGCCTAAACGCTCTGACATAGATTGAGCTTCTAACGGAAATAAAAGTCCGGTTTCAATATTGGCTTCATACTTTGCGCCGACTGTATGCTGTATCTGATGCAGTTCAGGCAGATTATATTTCGATCCGTCATAACCAAGATCAGAAGGATTAGAAAGCATGACAGACCATGAAGCCATCCACTTCCAGAATTCATCTTCTGCATGGCCCTTTAATCGCCATTCTTGTGTCTTCGCCGCGTCGTGAACGAAGAATGTCGAAAGCATGTCAGTGTAAGACATGATCCCGGCAAACTCAGAATGGTTTCCTAGTTCCATGTAATCGTTCGGGCTGGGAGTTGCCGTTGCAGCGAGTCGGTATGGAATTGACTTACAGATATCAATAAGCTTTGTCCGATAGTGTCCTGATTGGTTTTTCAGAATAGAACTTTCATCCAATACAACGCCCTTGAATTTAGACATATCAAAATGGTCTAGCTTTTGATAATTCGTTATCAGGATAGGGCAATCGCTTTCATCCGATGACGATACGTGTTCACATTCAATGCCGAATTTATTGGCCTCACGCTTCATCTGCGCCGCTACTGCCAGCGGGGTGAATATAACCGTTCTAACCTTTTCTGCATCATGTAGAGACTGCGCCCATGACAGTTCCATGAGTGACTTACCCAGACCAGTACCAGCAAACAACGCAGCCCTGCCGCGCTTACAGGCCCAATTCACAATGTCATGCTGAAAATCGAACAGGTTTTGATTTAATTCCGGCGGGTTTGGTATTCCAGTAGGTACATCAATCCGTGCCTTGGATTTTAAAAATTCCATGTAGTCCATGTTTTTCTCCTTTGTCTAAACCGTACACGTAAAAAAAAGAATGTAAATAGAATTTTTGTATTTACTTTATACTTTTTTTGTTCTATTCCTATTTCATGAACTTGCAACGATACACATGGGAACAGCTAGACACAATAAGCCGCAGACTGGATGAAAGGATTTATCAGAAATCCAGAAACGGTATTCAGTGTTATAGCCAGAAGTTTGTATATGACAGATTGCAGTTAGAATTTTGCAGAAGACTGAAAGGAAAGATGAATGGAAAAATCGATTTATAATGCTCTAGCGGCATTTCAGGCAGAAGCTCCTATGATTTTAAAGACGGCAAACAATCCGTTTTATAAATCAAAATACGCCGATCTGCCTGCGGTATGGGGTACGATTAAAGAACTGGTGACAAAGCACGGTTTTGTTGTGCTGAATAGCGTTGTCCAGAAAGATGGAAGGGACTGCCTAGAAACAACCCTGTTTTACCCGGCATCTGGTGAATTGCTTACAAGCTGTTTGCCGATTAATCCTGCAAAGAATGATCCACAGGGATATGGCGCGGCTATTACATACCACCGCAGGCAAAACCTTGTGACGCTTCTGGGATTAGTCTGTGACGACGATGATGACGGAAACGCGGCCAGCGGAAAAGAGGAAAAACCAAAGCCGGAGAACAAGCCAAAGCCGAAAGAAGAACCGAATCCCAAAACCCCGCAAGTCGAGTTTCTGGAAACATGCAGACGCGAACTTGAGGCATTAAACGACATTCAACACGTTACCGAATGGCAACAGTTGCCGAAGGTAAGGGAAGGAATGAAGGACCTGAACCTTAAACAAGTCACATGGCTTCAGGATCAGATTAACGCGGCCATGACACGCCTTAACCCATTGAATGCGGGGTAGTCATGACAGAGATTTATCTTGATCTTGAGACGATCCCTTCGCAGTTGGACTGGGTTAAGAAGCACGTTTCCGAAACAGTAAAACCCCCGGCGACAATGAAAAAACAGGAAACCATTGAAAAATGGATACTGGAGGAAAGCGGGGCGGCTATTGACGAAGCGATGGCAAAAACCTCGTTTGATGGTGCTATGAACCATATTGTTTGCATTGGTTACGCGATTAATGACGAGCCGGCGCAAAGCTTTACGGTTGAAGATCACACGAAAGAGGCTGAAGCGATAACCGGATTTTATAATGCTATCCGAGAATATCAATTCGGCACAGTGTTTATTGGTCACAATATATCGGGCTTTGACATGAGGGTATTGCGACACAGGTCGATTATTCTCGGTATTAAACCACCAAGTTTTATCCCGTTTCACGCCAAGCCATGGGATGAAAACCCATATGACACAATGGTGCAGTGGGATAGTAAAAATATGATCTCTCAAGACAAGCTTGCAAAGGCGTTAGGGCTTGAGGGCAAAAAGGGGATGGATGGAAAAGACGTTTATCCAGCATGGCAAGCGAAGGAATTTGACAGGATCGCGGCATATTGCCGGGATGATGTTGAAACAGTGAGAAAAATCTACAAACGTATGAAAGGATTTTAAATGGCATACGAACAAAAACCCAATACCGGGTCAATCTTTAAGAACTACAAAAAAGAGAAAAACACGCATCCCGATATGAAGGGCGAAGCTCTGATTGATGGAAAGTCATACTGGGTATCCGCATGGCGGAAAGAAGACAAAAACGGAAACGCTTGGTTTAATATGGCTGTTACCGAGAAAGGTCAAAATAAACCTGTAATGGATAACACGCCTGCTGGCCGTGATGATAAGCCTTCTGATGACGGAGACTCCATACCTTGGTAAGGGATAAAATCCATCTAGCGTTTATCAGAACGCTTCCCTGTTGCGTTTGTGGTCGGTCTGGTTCTCAGGCTTGCCACATTCGCAAGGGGACGGATGGAGGAGCGGGAATGAAGCCTTCAGACTGCTGGACAATACCGATGTGTCATGAATGCCATCATAGACAGCACCAGATCGGAGAGGTGAAATTCCATCGGGATATCGAACGGGTTAAAAAGCTTGCGACTGACTTGTGGAATAACTCCGGACTGTTTGAAGAATGCGTTTTGATTGTCTGTAGATATAGGAGAGAGAATGCAGTTCATACTTAAAAACGATGCAGTAATCGCCAATTGTATGCAGGCCATACAAGCCAGCCGTGGCATGACTGTAACGATCAAAGAAACCAAGCGCAGCAACCCGCAGAACTCGCTTTACTGGATGCTTGTCGGGGTGTTGGCAAAAGAGCTTGGAAATAGTCCAGACGATCTGCACCGCATTCTAAAGGTTAGATTTCTTGGCGTAAAAAAATCATTCGTCGATGGCCATGAATTGATTGAACCGATCTCGACGACTAGCCTGAACAAGAAACAATTCACCGAGTATATAGATATGGTTTATGCGCTCGGATCACAGTTAAACATTAACTTACCATTACCTGACCATTGGGGGCTTGAAGATGAACCTGACAAAAAGACAGCATGAAGTCTTGCTATATATCCTATCTTGTGACCGATCCCCTACTTACCGGGCGATTGCGCAAGACCTTAACATGAAGTCAGTATCTGGCGCATGGGGTGCGGTTGAAAGGCTTGCCGATAGGGGTTTTATCACTGTTATGAAAGGCCGCGCTTGTGGTATCGAAGTAACGAAAAAGGGGAAAGATTATGGACGTAATCACGCTGAATGAAATCATTGATTATCTTGACGATAAACCGAAATGCAAAATCGCCGTGAGTGAATTAAGAAAGCTTTTGGTTAATCAGTCGCTTTCTGACTTCGTTCACAATCGCCAGCGCATCGTCAATAGACCGGACAATATGAACCGTACCGTTCCACGACCTGTGCCATATGATCTGTGGTTCTGTTAGTCCCCCGGTATCGCTTTTGACTTCCATCAGGGCATTCTCGCCGGATATTCCCACCAGTAAATCAGGGCATCCCTGACCAACGGAATGAAGCAATTGAACAGAACACCCTACGGAGCGTAAAGCCGATACGATCTCAGGCTGGTTTAAGTCGATTTTAGCAGCACGGCGCATAAGTTAATTTACCATGAAAGAAAGACCATGAAACACAAAAACGATGTAAAACTACCCCCTGCGACAAGAAAACCCCATCCTGTCCGGGATGAACTGCTATCCAGAGCGATTAAAGCGACAAATTCCCTTGGCGGATTTGCGATGATCGATGATCGGTATGTAATCGTCGATACAGAGCGTTATTCGATTATCCAAAAATAGCAATAATATTTCTTGCCAGCCTATTGCTTTGCGTCCTGATATGCCCTGGATTGAGGACATAGACGTTAAACATGCTACAGGAGAAAATGATGACACAACACACGCCGGGGCCTTGGGTATTACACGAAGGTAAAACAGCGGTTAATGGCGCAGATGGGCACTTAGTGGCATCGTGTGGGTCTTTGCCTTATCGCAATAAATGGGATGAAGAAGCCAACGCCCGCCTAATCGCCGCCGCGCCTGAGTTGCTGGAGGCTTTAATTCTGGCGGAAGTGCAATTTGATAGTTTCTACACCGCGACCATGACAAACGCTAAAAGCCGTGATGAAAACCGGGCTTTAAAAAAGCTAGCCCTTGAGGGTATCCGCTCGGTCATAGCAAAAGCACGCGGAAAAGTTTCTCAGTAGCATGGGAAGGCGAGGGGTTGCGGTATGTCGAACGGCAACCCCTCAGTCCCGGAAAGGAAAGAAAATGACATTCATAGACGAATACATTCTTGAGAAAAACCGCGAGGCAGAAATGGCGAAAGCATTCTTTTGTATCGAGTACAAAGGCAAGTCATACGATGAAATCGGCAACACGCCAGAAGAAGCTCTGGACTGGTTTGAAGAAGACATGGAATTAAAACTTTCAGAGGATCACGAATACGGTCAGTGGAAGGATGACGTTGTTATCGTCGGATACAACGAAGATGGTAACGAGATTTACCGTCGTGAACATACGGCTAGAGTATACGTGGAAAAAGACACGTATGACGAAGGTCGGTTTGATTATTATACAAGCAGATAGGAGAGAAAATGAAATTTTACGACCTCACCCAACCCACGCCAGAAGAACGCCACGACGAACTGGTTGGGTATATTAACGAGCTAACAGATTATGTTTTTAATCTTGAAACAATCGTTCTTTCTATCGTAAGGGGGTTACATGACCCTAAATCTAGGGCATAAATACATCATGAAGTTGACACCTAAAAAACTGAAGAAGATTGCAACGATTATATACGGTGACGAATGGAAATCCCGGCTAGCCCGTGATGTCAGCGTTAATCCGCGTACAATGCGACGATACGCTTCAGGCGAGACAGAATGCCAGTGGTTGATTGCTGAATTGCAGAGACTGGCGACATTTTACGGTAACAGAACACTAGACATAGCTGAGGAGCTAAAGAAATGGTAGGAGATGAATTTAAAATCTGGCATAGAGCGCCTAGACCGTTTTATGCGCGTATTCGGACATACGTTTATGCCGCTGTTGTATTCGCCGCGTTTCAGGCTGGCGCGTATTACAACGCATACCGTCAGATCGACAGCGTATTGCCGGATGATATGAGTGTTGTTCGTGATCTTGGATATGTAGCGCCTGCACAATACAGGCTGGAAGTGGGGATGCTGTGAGTAAGTATAAAGCTGGAGATTTTGTGACGATCAAAATAACGGATGAAATAGCCAAATACATGAATGATCAATCTGGTCCCAATCACCTTAGAAGATGCCCCGTCATATCCCGCACCCACGCCCCGTTCGACTGGGATGACGTGAAGCCGGGCATGGCGTTTACCTTCATTGGAACGAGGGAAGGCGAAGAGCAACGCGTCTATTACTGTTTCACGAACAAAGATGGCGATATGCTTTTTAGCATGGGTGATCACGCGCACCCGCAGGCGCTGCGGAGCTTTGGTGACAATACCCTCACCCGCGCCCCTGAATACGATATTGAGGTGAAGTAATGATTGACTATGACTATCTAAGAAAGGCCGAGAGGGATCTACTGAAAAACTTCGATGATAATCGAAAACTGCGTAGACTTACCCGCATAATCTGGCTTGCCGCTGCAATCGTCTGGGCTATGGCGCTGATTAACGCAGCATGGTCTGCGGAGTTACCAAAGGGGCACGACTGTAAGCGCGAATGGATACAGGCTTGCGTCGGGTCTGATCAGGATAAGTACCGCGATTGGAAGCCGCCGAAGATGTACACGATTGAGCAGCAGGCGGAGATCATGAAGCGGTCCCGGCATGTCTGCGAGTTTGATAATCGCGGCGAATGCGCGGATTGGCCGAAGGAATTAAAGGCTGGATCAGTATATGACCGCCAGATGCATGACGGCGGCGATGGAACAGTGAATATGGAGTAAGCCCCTCTTGTTCTGGCCTGTGTTGTGAGAGTTCGCAGGTCAGAACTGGATGGGCCGACTACTGATACCAGCCAAGGGAGCGTAGTCTATGTGGACTTGACCCCATCCTAATAATTCCGGTCTGTATTGTATGTGAAGGAAGATTAGATGAGAAAAATAATACTTTGTGATTTAGACGGAACATTGGCTAATTGCCAGCACCGGATTAGACACATTATGCAACAACCTAAAGACTGGGGGGCCTTCTTTGCTGAATGCGGCGATGATGAGCCTATAGCACATATCATAGAACTGGTGAACGCCATAGACAGGGATAAATACGAAATATGGATTACCTCTGGTCGTTCCGATCAATGCAAACAACAGACAGTTGAATGGCTGAAAAAACATGGAGTCCGATACGACAATCTTATAATGCGTAAATCAGGAGATCATACAGACGATGGAACGTTGAAGCCCTCATGGCTATCAGACGGGACTATAGATAAAAGTCGCGTTGCGTTTGCTATTGACGACAGAAACCGAGTTGTAAAATCATGGCGCGATAATGGTGTCCCGTGCCTGCAAGTAGCAGAAGGTGATTTTTAATAAAGAGAAAAACTGGATTCTAACCCGCGCCGTGCGGTTCACGGCAAATGATGGAGAGAAAAATGGAACTAAGCTTAAAAGATATTAAAGAACTGCTGTGCTGCAATTCAAAAGAGGATTTCCAGCCCTTTGAAATCGGCAAGGCGTACCTGATCCGTACAGTCACTCATATCGATCTCGGCATTGTCAAAGCCGTAGGCGATAAAGAGATAGTACTGACACAAGCATCATGGATCGCTGATACAGGTCGCTTTCATAATGCTCTGAAAGATGGGCCGACCAAACTTAATGAGGTCGAGCCTTATACGCATGACGTTATCTTGGGGCGTGGCGCTTTGATTGACGCAACAGAATGGCCTCATGGGTTGCCACGGGAGCAAAAATAATGAACGCAGCACATTTACGCACTGGACTAGATAGGGCGTGGTCGTGGTCGCGGTCGCAGTCGTGGTCGCGGTCGCGGTCGGGGTCGCGGTCGCGGTCGTGGTCGTGGTCGCGGTCGCGGTCGTGGTCGTGTGCGGGCTGAGGCTCGCCGACGCGCACGGGTACGGGTTAGTGATAGCGCTACTGCAGCTGTTGGGTGTCGGTGTCGCGTGGAGGGGACGAAGCGGTCGCCAGATGGACGTCGTGTGCAGGCTCGTGGCAACGGCCCGCTCACCGCTGG